CAACATAGATACGCATAGCGCCATTCAATGTACCAACAAACTTGGTGTTTGTAGGAGCTTCAAATGTACCTTCTGTTGTACGAGCAAAAGCGCTGGTAGTAGCAGATTGTAGAATTGTCAATGCTTGGTTAGAAACAACAGCCCAGTTACCAGCACCACGACGTGTACGCTGAGCAATTAAGTTAGCAACACGGTTGATTTGGATAGCTAGAGCAGCGTGCTCGTCACCCACGAATGTAGCAGTACCGCTAACTAAAGATTGATCATAAGTTTGATCAACAGTAGCCAAAGCACGTAGACTGTACAAGATTTCTTGGTCGATTTCAGCAGTAATTTCTTGTGCTAAAGCGGCCATAATTTCTGCTTCGATGTCAATGCCTTGTTGGGCTTGTGCATCTTGAGCAGCTTCAAAAGTCCAGCGAGCGCTTAGTTTACGAGACTTAGCTTCGACTGGTGCCTTCAAGATTTGGATGCTCATTCTGTTTCCAGGAGTTCCTTCAAGTGCGCTTGTGGAAGCAGCACCAGGGTAGGTATCATTTGCATTACCAGAATATGCTTGAGCAATCTTGAATGGGCTCAATGCTTCTTCACCAGCTACAACGTTAGCTGCGGTATCAGCGTAGCGAACACGTAGAGTGTGAATTTGACCAACTGGACCAGTCATTGGCTGAACGCCGATGATTTCGTTGGCGATAACTGTTGGCATAACACGACGGATAACAGGCAGAATAACACGGTTAAGTGTTGCAATGTTACCAGCGGATGTACCACCAGAGGTTGCGCTTTCAGCCAAGTACTTACGTGTATTTTCTAAGCAAACTTGCATAGAAGCACGACGGTTACCAGATAGGCCTTCAAGCAGAGCTTCTTTGGTCTCTGACCATCTTTCATTTAATAGTTGTGACATTTATTGTCTCCTTGAATAAATTATTTAGATAGACCCGCTAGTTTGCGGATATCTAAAATATTGTCTAAGCCTACCTCGGCTTTGTTTGTTTCACGATTGCCAGTAACGGCAGCACCTTCACTTAGCATAGCTTTCTTAGGAGCCGCTCTACGTGATTGATTATCCATCACTGCTGGTAGGTATTTGTCAAAAGATTCATTAAGCTTCTTGGTCGGGGTTGACTCAAGAAGATCCTTCATGATATCTCTCTTACTAGCATCCAACGGAGCTAGTAACTCGCTCATAACATTTTTACGTTCCATCAAATCTTTAGTAATGCGAAGATCGCGTTGCACGGATTCTACTAGATTGTTTTTATCTGCTACAGTTTGTTTTGCTTCTGCTAGTTCTTGTTCTTTCTTCTTGATAATCGTTAACAATTTACTTGTCTCAGATTTCTCATTTAGGAAGGAACCGGCAAATTCTTGTGCAAATGCTTCATAGATCTTACGACCAAAGTCATTGTTACGTGCGCCATCAATATCTTCTTTCAATTGCTTGATTTCAGAAGTTAATTTCTTAGTAACAGTACCTTCAACTACCTTAGCGGCACGTTGAATAAAGTTATGCTTAATTTCGGTAAATTTATCCTTAGCTTCACGAACTAACTTAACTTTCGTTTCAGCTAGGTCCTTCTTATCAGTTGCAAATTCACTAATTTCTTTTGCTAGAGCGTGAACTACGAATTGCTCTAACTTGCTGAAATTCTCAGAAACTTTCTTACGGTCACTTTGAAATTCAACTAATTCTTTTCCTAATTGCTTGATGACAAATCCTTCTAACTTTCTAGCATCTTCACTAATACGTTGTTTGTATTGTGCTTTTGCTTCAGCTAGGGCTTTTTTATCTTCATGCAATTCAGACATCTCAACGGTCAAGCGATCAGCCAACATCTTATCAATTGCTTCTACAATCATGCTTTTATCATGGTTGTATTTTTGAGCAAACTCTTCACGAAGTTCGGCAGTTACTTGGTCGCGTGTTTCCTGAATCTTGGTAGCAAAAGCAGCCTCGACAACTTGTGTTGTCTCCTCTGTCATTACGCCTGACTCAACTAATTGTTTGAATGCGTCCAACATTTTTTTCTCCTCGGGCTTATTTTAGACCTTTAATAATATTCAAGAGACTCTCTTGAAGATATTTCTGGGCCTTTGGATCTTCTTTTACTTCTTGTGCAACCTTGAACGCTCTCATCCCGCCACGAGCATTCATTAAATGTTCATAAACGGGAGTGGGATACGCACCTGGCGCACTGGGTTGGGCAACTACGTCTACTGTGATAATTTCGAAGTCGGATACATGGCCGTTTATGTCGTTGACATTGCCACTACCACGAGAACTCACGCCAAGTTTTACACCTGCTTCGAGCATAGTACGTACTAAGTTACCCATTGGTGTAGGAAGAATTTTCATCTTCCCGTAACCATTTGGTCCCTCCATCCACATTTGAGTTATCATATGGGATACACGGTCCAAATTAACTTTTAAATCATCAGGATGATCTACTTCACCTAATACACTATAACCATTTGTGATTTGGTCATTGAGAGCCTTAACTGCATGTTCAATTTCGTCTACGGGGTAGACACGTTGATTTGCGTTACGGATACCACCTTGAATGGCAATACCTTTTAGATAAAGATTTTTGCCTTCTTTGTCATCCGACTCCATTACGATGCCGGATTGATCAAAACTTAGGTGTTCTCTTAGGTAACTTAATTTCATCCTATTGCTCTAATTAAATTTTCTTCAAAAACGACTTGTCAGCGGCTACACTGGTTTGACCAGCTTTGTCGCCTGAACCAGATCCTACTGGACCTGCTGTCTTTCCACCTTGTGGCCAGCCAGCTTCTTTCTTAGTATAACCTTTAGTATGAGCACCTGGCTTGCTATTAGCTTCCCAGTCTTTACCAGTAAACTGTTCACCTTTTTCTGGATTGATACCTTTGTTTACTTTGGCAGGACTTGTGCCTGTGTTATTTCCAACGGTACCGTCTTTGCTGCTGATTGGGCCAGCGCCAGTCTGTGGCTTTCCTGATCCGGAACTAATCGGGCTCTTGCCTGCTAGTGGCTTGCTTTGACGTTCACCAGTGCCTGCTCCAGCATCTTCACCTTCGGTCTTTTGTGCTTTACCGTAGTCGTGTCCAACTTTTTCAACGTATTCACGTGTCATACGACGACCTTCCATGAATCCCATTCCTTCGTCTTCACCTGCTTTGGCGTCAACTTCTGGCTTCATGTCCATATCTGTTTCTTCGCCACCTTGAGCAGCTTCTAGTTCAGCAAATGCTGCTTCTAGTTCTTGAATGGCATTCTTAATGTCCATGATCGCAGTGTCTTCTTGATCTTCATGATCGTGCTCGTCATCAGCTGGGGCATCAAAGTTGTTGCCGTCAGCGGAAACTTCACCACCAAAATCATCATCAGAATCACCAGTGTCGTCACCGTCCATCATGTAACTATCTTCTAGATCCATGCTTTCTTCGGCTTCTTCATCAGCACCTTCTTCAACGGATTCTTCTGCGTCTTCAGCAGATTCGTCCATATCCATATTCTCATCTTCTTCTTCAGCGATAAGGTTTTCGTAAATCTCTCTTGACTTCTCAACTACGATTTCGTGGAAAAGTTCATTTGCTTTTTCATGATCTTCGTTAACTAAAAAGTCTAACAATTGTTCAAATTTTGTTGACATAAAATATTTCTCCTATTAGGGTAGCGGCAAGGCTGTAGAGTATTTACACCACAATTAGAATACGTACGGGAAATAGGCTGAAAACTGAAGGTTTTGGCCTTAAAGTGATAGAGTTTAACTCTTTATTGACTATTTTTTGTTAAAAATATTTAGTTTTGCTGTACAAGAGTAATAGTATACTTTATTTACGACAAATATACTGTTGATCATACTCAATATTTTTGACCTCAGTAGTGCCATTGATGTATACTGAATATCCTGCTTCAGATAACAATTCGTAAATCCGTTGACAGTTGATTGCAAGGTGTGTTTCCAAAGATATTAGAATATCATTATTTTTTAATGTATTCAATCCACCTTCTAATACAAACTGTTCTGCGGCCTCAACATCAATTTTCATACCAGTAATGTTAGTGATGTTGTTTGTTAAACAATATTCGTCTAGAGTAATTGTAGGAACTTCTTCATAATTGTCAAAACTACGATGCAAGTGTGCCACTGCTGGGATTTCAGGATTAATACTAAATCCACCCCAACCTACTGGCAGGTCTTTTTGTATTGCTGCAAACAACTTTACAATACTTTTACTATTTGATACTGCAAGTTTTTCAGTAATAACATTATCATGACCCGTCGCGGCATCTACTAAACTACTATAATTTAATATAGATGGTTCAAAAGAATAAACTTTAGTTGCCTTTGCGGCCATAGGTACAGTGTAATACCCCACGTTTGCTCCAATATCAAAAAATACTCCAGGTAGAGCATTGTCAATCATGTATTGGTTCGTATCCATTATTTTCCTTATAGTGCGCCAGCCGCTTGTTCAGGAGGCGGTGTTGCATACATTTTTCTAACTAATCCCAATTCTTCTTTATGTTCTTTGTCGTGAGCTTCACTAGCCTTACGAATATCATTAATCATTTTCAAAGTCAAACGTGTCTTACGCAAGTCTTTTTGTTTTAAAATTGATGTATCGTTTTGGCTTGAGTATCGATCGTCCTCATCAGGGCCGGCCTTGTTTCGATCAAAATAAAGGAATTCACGTAATATCATAGTATTATTTATCCTAGGGCACCGGGTTCTTCGCCAGGTGTGCCTCCTGCTGTAGGCACTGGAGATTCACCTTCTGCGCCTTCGTCACCTGCCATATTTGGTTCAGGAGTGGGAGACGATAGTCCTCCAATGTCTCCCGACATATTATTTGCAGTAATACCAGCGCTGCGTAATTCACTACTTGCACTCAAATATTGATCTTCATCAACATTTTCTTCTTTCCATTGTGTTTCATTTTGTGCAATTTCTTCTTTAGTCAATCCTAAGAATCGTTCTAAAGCAAATCGTTTGCTGACAAATGGGATTGCTACCATAGTATTGAATGTGTTAACTCTAGCAGTATCCATTTCTGCTTGACGATAACTTGCAAAGTTTTGTGGTGGATTAAATTTGATGTCAAAGATATTACTGTCAACGTTGATACCTTTATTGTGCAGATATAGTTTAAATTCTGCATCAAAAGGTTCGTTAATTAAACTTTGTAATCGTTCGCAGTATTTGTTGAATCGTAACTCTTGAATAAAGGCAGTCCCGACTCGTCCGTCATTGAAGTTGCTCCCTCCATCATCACTACCAGTAGGTAGATAACTTGAAGGAATACGTAAAGCCCTAAACAATTTATTAGTAAAATAACGTAAGTCATCAATTTCTCCTAAGTTTTGTCCACCTTGTAACAATGTAACATCACTGCCTCGACCTTCTGCGGTTCGCGGGAAGAAGTAATCTTCATTGATACTTAACGGATTATAACTAGCATCAATAATACTTTGGCCGCCGCCACCCATACTGGGAATTCTACGTTGGTTAATTTCGTTTTTAACTCTTTCAACAAACCCCATAGCCAAATGGCTTGGCATATTTCCCACGTCAATATGGAATACTCTGCGCTCTGGAGCACGTTGTATACGATAGATTAAGATAGCGTCTTCTAATAGTTCTTTTTGTTTGAATACTTTAAAGATGCTTTCCATCAAGCTGTTACCAAATGGATAGTTGTTATCTAAACCCTCACTCATACTAATATGAATTACGTGTCTAGCATCAATAGCGTATTGATTTTGATTTTCGCTAAATCGACTTGAGTTAGCTGTCGTAGGGAATGAACCAGTCATTCCTCGAGCGCCGCCTGCTGCGCCGCCAGAGCCATAGCTGCCACCAAATTGGCTTCCGCCGCCATTTTGATTACTTGGCTGAATAGCAGTAGTGCTCAATGCTTCAAAATTAGGATTAAAATCACGGATTTGATATTGCTCAGGCTTTTTGCCTTCACTTTCGTTTACAATGATTTTGTCTACTTTAGCTGGATCTACATACATCCAAGTTTGTGTTTCAGGGTCACGTATAAAGAAACTATCACCGTACTTAAATGCATTTCGTACGATTTTAAACATACGAACTGGAAATTTATTAAGTTTTGCCCACTGTTGTAGATATTTCTTAATAATCTTAATTTCAGTTGTAGTTGCTTGCTCTTTAAATTTAATTTGAAATGGCGTGCCGTTTTCTTCGTTTGGTTGCGAACAAAATTCAGCCAAAATATCCAAAGCTGCATTAACTTCGCTGTCGCTGTCCATTGTATCGTATTGTCCATATCGTTCTAAACGATTAGGGTGCCCTGCATAAACATCAGGCAAATAGCTTGAATAATTTGTACGGCTGGGATTATTGCCACCAGCACTGGCACTCACGTTTCCGCTAATGGGACTCATTTTTCCTGCTAAATTAACAGGGGTAAAATACTTACGCCAACTCATATGTTCGCTCCGATGTTTGTTTCAATTCTTCATCCAGGCTGTTAGATAAGTAACTTCTCTGGTGTATGAGGTATTTATGGCCAACTGTTGGTATTAACAATTAATTCAATGTACCCATTTGCCAAGCCAATAAACCAGTTGATTTATCAAGTACTCTATGTTCTTTGACACCTTTGGCAATATCTCTATGTTCAGTAACAACATCTCGTATTTCAGCCAACAGTAGTACCATGCGTTCGGAAGAACTGGCAGAAGTTGCAGTATTACGAAGTTCTCGTTCTTTAATTGTTGCGGCTTCAGGTGACGGTTCTGATGATGCACCTGATACACTTGATCCTATACTTTTACCAAGGGAGTCGCCTGCGGCAAATCCAACTCCGCCTACTACTGATCCCAGCGCGAGCGACACAGGAACTGACATACCGGCGGTAAATGGGGCAAGAAGTGCGCCAGCCACAGCCAGGCCGGCCAGGCCGCCTACTAACCCCCCAATATCCCCACCTTTGGCCTTGGCAGCGTCATCTGCGGTCATAGTACCAGATTTGACTTCTTTATCGTATTCTCCTCGTTTATCAAGTATTCCTGGAATCTGCATCATAGTTGTAATTGCTGCTATTGCGGCAGTGCCTTTTAAAAAGCCTTTCCAAGTCAATTTTCCGCCGCCAGCGCCGCCTGCGCCCTCTGGGGTGCCACCAGGTACTCCGCCTGGAATTGATCCGCCAACCACTTGTACATATAGTGGTTTATTGGGCCAATGTCCGCGAGTTCCAAATAAAGTTGATAAGCCGCCTGCTGCGCCGCCGGCCATCGAACCTCCGCTTTGTTTTAAAAATGTCATGTATGTAGCCAATAACGCACCTGCTGCTGCTAGCGAACCAACAACTAACGTAAAATTATCTGCAAGAGTTCTTAATATAGGAGTAAGGAAGGTTATGGGCCCTATTAGATTAGCTAATATTGCTGTACCAAGTTCTTTCATAGCTTTGGATACAAGATTAGCATCGTTAACTTGCGATTTTGTTAGTTCAAATGACACTGCTGCGGCTTTTTTGTCAAAATCTATTTGTTGTTGAGCACTAGTTATGCCACGTTCATTAGCCAATGCTATAGCATTTAGCATTACTTCGGCAGCGGCTTTTTGATCTGCATTACCACGACTGAGCATTGCGGTTAATTGCTGTAAACCGTATGCATTGCCTTGTGATACTGCGGCCCACATTGCTTTTGAACCTAACTCGCTTATCTTTGTTCTAGCCACTACCGCATCTTTTTCAGTTCTAGCCACTTCGCCAATTTGTCTAAAATATTGATATGTCTGTGGCAACATGCCAGCCATGGCAGCAGTTTCTTTACTCCATACTACAGTGCCTATTGCAGCCGCTTGGAAATTTTGAGCAGCAGATTTTCCAAGTCGACTGGCCTCCAGTAATCCATAAGCTAATGCATCTCTAGATGCTGCATTTTTTGGATCACTTAAAAATGCCTGCCATGCAGGATTTAATTCTAACTCTTTAATTTCTTGGGAAATTTTTTCTCTAGATTTTCCAGTAAGTCTAGACAGCTTATCTAATTCCGCCATGTAAGCCAAGGTTCCTTCTGTAAGTTTGGCAGTTTGTGTCATTTGCTCAGTAGTTCTACCACCAGTTGCTTGTAGATAATCTAACGACCTTTGATTAATTTGTTCATAACTATAACCCATATTCAACAATTGGGTTCCAACGTCACTAGATATTAATGCTTTTGAAAATTTAAAAAATTGTTGAGTAGTAACATTAGTATTATCGCCAAGGCTTGCCAATGCAGCACCGTTATTTTTTATAAAATTGCTAAATTCATCTAATGTTAAGTATGCTCTAGAAGCAGCCATTCTCATTTCAGTTAGACTGCCAGAAAAGTTTACTCCAGATTCAGATATAGCTCGATATGTTTTTAAATTAGTCTCTTGAAACTGCGCAAGCATTGACAACCCACTGACAACTTGACTAATTCCATTTGGCAACTCTCTCGCCATTGTGCTTAACAGCTTACTAAAAGATTCAGTGCCGTCGATTAAATCACCAGTAGAATCACTTATACTTCGAAATATATTACTGATTTGTCGACTATTTTCGTTTAACTTAGTAAATCCAGCATTTAATTGCCCACTGTTATTGCCCAAACCAGCGACGCTTTCTTCAGCTCTTTCAACAACGGCTGGATTAAGCCCAGCTGCTGCTGCAATTGCTGCAATTTGTTCTTTTTGTCCCTTGGAAGTTGCCAATGACGATTGTAATAACAACCGTAGTGTTGACTCCGTGGCGGCATTATTAAGCTCTACTTGCTCTTGCCCTATAAATCCTGTGACTTCTGCTGCCATTGTTTTTCCCGAGTTTTCTGCGTATATAAATACTACTGATAAGATATGATCTTATTTTATATAGTTATTTATTCGGAGAAAAATCTATGGAAACTTCTAAAATACATTTCCCACCCCAAGCTGCAGAACCAATGAGTAATCCCTTGACCATGTTCATGCGTCAACCTAAAATTTATATGAAATTGCCCAGCGGTGGAGCATTTTGGCCACAAGGAAGTATAGTAATTCCAGAGACTGGGCAATTGCCAGTATATTCAATGACTGCAAAAGATGAAATATTGATGAATATTCCTGATGCATTGATGAACGGACAAGCTGTAGTAGATGTTATTCAAAATTGTATTCCCAATATTAAAAATGCTTGGCTGACACCCAGTATTGATTTAGATGCAATATTGGTTGCTATTAGAATTGCCACATACGGTGAAATGATGACTACCCCAATCAAGTTCAACGACGATGTAGAAATGGATTTTAAAATTGATTTGAGAACTGTATTAGATGGAATCATGCAATCTGCACAGTGGGATTCGGCAATTCCAATCAATAATGAAATTACAATATTTGTTAAGCCAGCCAATTACAAACAATTGACTGAAGCATCGTTACAATCTTTTGAAACTCAAAAAATAATTCAACTTACTAATGATAAAACAATAAATGACGATGACAAAATTAAAATGTTCAAAGAAAGTTTTGCCAAGCTCACTAATGCCACAGTGGGAATGATTGTTGCCAGTATCAGTCATATTGATACTATCAACGGCGGTACTGAAGATCCAAAACATATTAAAGAATATATAGATAACGTTGATAAAGAAGTGTTTGGTATAATCCAAGGGCACTTGGAAAAATTGAAAATTCAAAATTCTATCAAGCCAATGACAGTTGCAGTCACTGACGAGATGCGCGAAAAGGGCATTACAGGGGATACAGTTGAAGTTCCATTGGTATTTGATGCTTCAACTTTTTTCGCATAAGGCTTTTACAGTTAGATACTGAAGGTATTGAACGCCTTGTTAAAGAATACGACAGTAATGTAAAAGCCTTAAAAGAAGATTTGTTAAAAATATGTTGGTATATGCGAGGCGGGATCAGTTACAATGAAGCCCATATGATGACACAAGAAGAAAGAAACCTAGTTAGTAAACTTGTAGAGAAGAACTTAGAAACCACTAAAGAAAGTGGACTTCCGTTTTTTTAAGATATCAATTTTTAGTTTCTTCTTTGATGCCTGACAGTTGTTGTTGAGCATATAGTAAAATTTTAGCACGATCTCTAGGTCTGAGTTGTTGTATCTTAGAAATAGTATCATCAATTGCAGTAGTAGCAATTTTAGTTGCACCAGGCGCTCTAGGCGCTGGTGCTCTAGGCGCTGGTGCTCCACTAGGTGCTGCTGGTGCAGCCCCAGAAGGATTCGGTGCAGTGGGTACCGCTGGCGTTGCCTGTTGTTGTACTGCGGCATTAATTGCAGCACCTACAATCTTATCATTAATTGGTTGATTAGTTCCTAATCCCACAGCAGATGGAATACCAGCTAATGCAGTATCAGATTTCATCTTATTCAATTCAAGAAATTGTTTTAAACTGTCAGCCGTGGGTTGCCCATTATGTTGACCAAGCCAGTTATGATATTTTTGAAATATATTATTAGCAGTCACTCCACTTTGCATTTTTCCTTGCGCTTGTGCGTTTCCAGCCATACCAACAGGAATACTTGATCTGATTTTATTTTTTAAGTAACTGCCAAAGCCATAAGGCATTGCCTCATTTATAATTTCATGGATCTTCATGATAATTCCTATGTAATAGATTATTTATGTGTTGGAATGAGCTAACGCTCATTCGTCCTATCGCTCACGCTCAGTACATTTATTCGTCGAAGACGTATTAGTATTATTCAGATCGTTCAGTCACACTTTGCCCTTGCGGGCAAAGAAACATTATTCGAGTCGAACATATATCACTTAGTGTTACAACATTAACAGAGGCGGTCGTCCTGTACCTCGAGTTGCGTCTTTATACGACGGCGGCTTACATATATACACTAACATATATGTAAACGTAGGGAATACTATCCCTTCATTGGGCCATTTACTATTTTCAAACAATCAAACCGCGGCGATTGGCGATCTAGGTCCTGTAAAGGATACTGATTGAGTGCTTACTTCAGCGGTAAGACTTCGGATCCCTGCGTAATTAAACCAGGTTTCTACTGTTCGGCACACGATATTAGCCTGTGCGAGCTTTAACTGAAATACTGATCCTAAATTTTACTTATGATGTGTGAGCCATGGACTCGGACTGAGATTTGTCCGTTATAGTAGTCTGTAGATTCTAGTACTTTGCGGTCGAATTGTTCGCGGGCCTCAATGTAACTACAGACTGCCTTACTTTTGCAGTAATGTAATATCTCTCGTTTGAAATTTTCTTTGCCTAATTTTGTGATGTCAGCGTTGAGTTCAACGCTGGAGCCATAATATTCTTGCCAGTCGCTATCTATTTTGCTTCTGATCTTCTTCTTTTTCTTTGTGCCATTTTTTAATTTTACAGTCTTATATGTGGTCTTTGCAAACTTTGCGAGCTTTTTTCCTATATATTTTCTATTATCAATTAAATTTGTAATCAAATAGACAAAACCTATACAGTCTTCAGGAAGCTCAGTTATGTTTTGTCCTTGGTATGTCCAAGACATTGATTATTTTACTGCCTTTGCTTCCTTGCGAGCATTCTTCTCAGCAGTGATTTCATTACGGCGAGCTTTAACAGCCTTGCCTAGTTCTCCCAATGCCTTACGAGCACGAGTGCCAGCGGCAGCATTGCCTGCTTCAAATTTTGCATCTTCTGCAAGGAATTCTTCCATTTGTTCTTTAATTTGTGTTGTTGATGACATTTTATTTTCCTTAATTGTTATAAGTCTGTATTTTTTCTTCTCACACCAGTGTGATTAGGCGGCTTAGTATTCTTTTCAGTCCTCTTTGGCGCCTTATACGCTGGTCCTGGTACTAAAATTCTTTGAGTTTCTAAAACATCTAATGTTTTACTACCTATCTTTCCAGCTAAAACAGACATACGTCTAATATGTCTCCTTAGCTGAATACCGTGTTTATTGATGCCAGGATGCAAATCTAAGAATCTTACATGGTAGTTATGCAATTCCACTATCATGTTCATATATTCTGAGTATAACTTCTTATACTCTATTAGTTCTTCATTCACTGGAGGAATAACTGGTGTATCCATTTTCTTTTACTACCCTAAGTACATTGTTTACTCGTCCAACTAATTCGTCCTTATGAGATATAAGGTAAATGTTTTTCTGTCGTTCTCTAGTCATTTTCTTTAATACAGCCAATGCACTTTCAACTCCAGCAGCATCCATTCCAGCATCTACCAGTTCATCAATAAACAATAAATTGATACTTTGGTATAAACCTTCCCAAACGTCTCTAAACGCAAAGCTCATTGATAAAATCAATCGATTACGTTCGCCTCGTGACAAATTATCAAAATCTAAATCTTGTCCTAGTTGCGTAATCTCAACTGTTAAGTCATTTTGGAACACAACCCTGTGTGGCAATCCAAGTTTATCAATGTAATATCCCAATCTTTTATTTAGATAGCTTAAATTTTGATCAATAATCTTCTTACGGATAAAACTATCCTTGTTGGTCAGCAATTTTAACAAGTATTCTTGATGATCTTTAAGCACAGTTAGATCATTAATTGTATTCCAAGAGATTTCTTGTATTGCAGACCTTTTGAGTTCTTCAATTTGTTCGTCATATGGATTTAATTCGTCAGCTCGCTCAGTTAACTTACGTTCTAAACTAGCAAGGTTGTTCTTATGTCCATGTGCTTCTGCTTCTGTGTCGTAGAATGTATTGGGTTTTTGCGGAACATCTCCGTCACCTATTTCTTCTACAACCTGTTTGAGTTGTGCGCTTATCTTTTGAAAATAATCAAACGCTTCATCATAATGCTGAGTAGCGGTAGCAGTCATTTCTTCATGTTTATGATCGTGAAGCTCTTGTTCGCAAGCATGACATGTTTTGTTTGCTAGACTTTCTAATTCTCGTGTATGCTTTGCTACACTTTTTTCTGCTTGTGTTACTGCTGATTGTAGGGTAGACTTTTGTTTATTGAGATTATTAATTTTAGTATTTGATTCTTCCCATGCTTTTAATTGAATGTGTCCCTCAATTTCTGCATCAATGTCCACAGTTATCAATGTTTGTATGCTGTTTACTAGAGAATTTAAGTCTTGATCTTTTTTATTTTCCCAAGCATTGCTTCTTGTAATCAAACTATCAATACTTTTCTGAATATTATCATTGGCCCGTTTGGTTGCTTCAATTTTAGCAGTTTCACTAATAATAGAATCTTTGCTTTCTTTAAGAGCCACCTTAAGTACTTCTGATTTTTCAGATAATAATGTAATACCCAATAGTTGTTCAATAACTTCTCGCTGATCAGCGGCACGCATTGACAAGAATGGTTCGGTATAGGTATTCAATGCCACCAAATGTTTAAACATTGTGTGTGACATTTCAAGCATTTGTTCAATGGCCTTTTGTGTTTCACGACTATCGCCTTGACTATCGTCTTCTACTTCGTCAGTTTTGACTTGACTGTCGTTGACATACAGTTTAAGCACATTGGGTTTTCTGCCTCGTTCAATACGATATTTGTTATTATTCTTTTCAAACTCAACTGTGACTAGCATGGCTTTGCCATTGGTCTTGTTAATTAAGTTTTCTTTTTTAATATTAGTAAGTGCTTGCCCATACAATGCATAACTTAATGCATTAATAATGGTTGTTTTACCCGTACCGTTGCGTGATCCAGTATCATCCCCACCTAAATCTAAGTTTTCACCTAATACTAAAGTTAGATGATCCTTATCAAATGTAACTGCTTGAGTATTTTGTCCAACACTCATGAAGTTTTTTACAGTTAGATTATTAATCTTGAATATCATAAGTCGTTATAAATCTGTAATAGTGTGTTTTTGTCAAATTGACCATTTTCTAAGCTAACCAAACTATCAGTAACAATTTGATCAACGCTTTCAAACATACTATCGTTAGTATCTTCAATGGTGCCGTCTAGATTAACCTTTTCTTGAATTAAACTAATCTCTCTGATATCATGTTCTGTAGTAAACTTCTCTTTTAAGAAGTTAGCTTCTTCAAATGTAATATCAATATCAAGATTAACTTTCAAATGCATCTTAGACTTCATGATATTATCAATGTCGTCTAATAATTGGCTAAGTTTGATAGTTCTAAACTTGGGGCAATCGGGCCAATCTATAAATTGCGGGTCGCCGCCCCATTCCAATGTCATCATTCCACGGGCATCGTCCCAACTGTCTGCAAAGTTATGTGGGAACGCATTGCCTATGTACCAAATTTTTCCTTGATTTTGCCGTTTATGAAAGTGTCCACTAAAGACATAATCTGGACCATTAAAGTCATTAGCACGTAATTCACCGTGATCCGGCATAGCTACCATTGCATTCATATAAAATAACGGAAGTTCAAAGTGGCCAAATATATATTTGCTCTTTAAGTTCTTCATTTCTTTCCATTCATCGCCTACTAGCCACGGTACTAGGGTAACATCATCCATAGTTGTGATGCTATCTACAACAGTGACTCCTGGAATATGCCGTCCAAATGCACTGGAATGGATATTACGTTTGTCTTTATAGAATAAATCGTGATTTCCAGGGAACCAATAGAACTGTTCAAATGCCGCACCCAGCTTTTCTAATAAGTTTAATGACGTATTCAGTGTGAATAAGTTAAGACTATTTCGATTGTGTGACCAATCGCCCATAAAAATGCAAGTTTCGCAATTGGCTTTTTTAGCTTGATCAATAAACCAATCTACAAATTCTTCACAGTCTTTTAAATGTGTTGCTGAATTGGATTTTAATCCAACATGAAGGTCGGTAAAGACCGCTACCTTTTTAAATAAGGGCATATAGTTCTCCTATTAAAAGTATAGCGGGTTTAAAAATTAAAGTCAATGTTAAATATCTTCGTTTTCTATTTCTTCTTCGTCAGTCATAACTTCACTCTTGGGCATACGCATATTTTTATATAATTCTGCTTGCCGTGCAATTTCTTCTGCATACTCTTGACTGTTCTGTCTAGTTAAACTTGGAGTTAGACCTGCTTCTTCCAATAAATCGTCACGAATATTTTGACTCTTCTTTTCAATATTCAATATACGGGTAAAGCTGTTTGTAACTGCTGCCGTATAATACGCAAATGGATTTTCTGATTTACTTTCATCAAACTGTAGACCAATATGACTTAGTTGTAAAATGGCTTGCCCCTTCATTTCATCAACGTATGTGTAACCGCGCCAATTACTTCTTTGTGCATAACGTTCACTTAGTTTAATAAACATTTTGCCCAAGTTTTCTGTAATACGCCCATGTTCTTTAGAAAAAGTTCCATTATCAACAGTACCTTTCCAATGGCTCTTGCCCACACATATTAATGTATCTTGATCATCAAACTTCCAATGTTGGAATGGAGGGAAGTTAACTTTATCATGACTGTCTGCTGTACTCTTAACAGTTTTCTTACGACCCGGCGCCAATGGAATATGATCAAAAGTCATAATACGTATGACAACATCTGTTTTGTTAATTGTTTTATAGTCGGCAGTGCAATCGGCCAATTTGATTTTCTTATCACCAGATGCCCTTGCTATGGCAAATGCTTGTAGACCCAATCTTTTTGCTCTAGCACGTTTAGCTTCTGCAATAGTTCTAATATTAATTTTGTCCAAATTGGATAAAATAATATCGTGTTGTTTGTACTCGGGTTGTGTGAAACTGGAAAATGAGCATTTACTATGGTGAATTTCTGCTAGTAAATCTTTGTTGTTAAGGTATTTTACCTTTCTTCCAGTGGGATTTATGGATATGGATGTTGTTGTCATTGTTTTTATTGTTTTCCTAACTTAGTAAGTATAGCATGGAATTGGGCCATGTCAACCAATTAAA